CGACTGACTATTTCTGCTAGGGCTTCTGGCGACTCTGTCGACTCCCCTAGCAATGCTAAATCTACAAAACCTTTCTTAAGATTGTCCACGTCTATTTCTAGCCCGCGTTTAGCCGACCACTCCGCCGCGCCCACACTAGCGTCGGCCATAAAAGCACTTGATATCCGCTCAAAAGACTCTTTGGTCTTTGACTTTAAATTACCACTATACCGTTCGTATAATTTTATAGCGTCTTGTTTAAGCGTCTCCGCGTACCCATCCGGGTTGTTGAAAAACTCCCGTCGTCTTTGGTCCTGTAAATTTACATAATCAAACTTAAAATCGCCCATCCTAGCAACAGCTTCTATATCAGCTATAGCTTGCTCCCTCTTGTCAAGAGCGGCGCCTAAATTAGACAACCCCTTGGCAATTATCTGTCCGGACTGGTCTTCCGAAATACCGCCTGTCGGCATAGATGCAAAATTCCCGCCACTGTATTCTGTTATGTTACCTCTTGGCATAATTACCTCACAATTCTAACGAACCTATGTCTAAAATACTTTTTATAATCGCTGCCCTACCTTCGTGAGCCGCGTTACGTGCATTGTGCGCGCTAATCCTGAAAGCCTGGTCCCCCGCCTGCATATACGAATCCGCCTGGGCTTTAGCTAACTCCATTGTTCCTTTCAAGACCAACAGCGGTGTCCCGACTAACTTAACCCCTGAACTTATATAGTCCATAGCTTGTCTTGCCCGTGTTCTGTACGCATTGCTTTTAATTAAAGAAGCTTTCTGATAATAGCCTTGTTGGTCAAAAATACCTTTTTCTAAATACGCTTGTGCTGTATCAATAGACCCAATAAAAGAAGTTACACCCGAATACGCAGAACCAAACTGAGCCGTGTCTTTTCCTAAATCTAAATCAAAAGTTTTGCCAAACGCTGTATACTTCATTACTGGTCCTCCTCCGCGTCAATATCAAAATATAATATCATAGCTAATACTGTCATAGGAAAAGGTTTATCTTGTATTATACAAAGACGCTTTTCTTCCTCCGACCTATCACGATTAGACGCCTCTTTTAGCCCGGTAAACAAAGGTACTGGTAAACCATACCTACTTAACTCTGCTGACCTATAAACTAACTCATTAACTTTATAAAAAGACGTACCTACTTTTCCGCCCAAAGTATTTCTTACTTTCAATCTTATCTTATTCATATTCTTATTACGGCCTTGCAAAGACCGTCCGCCTACTGAAACTTCCAAATCTGTAGTACGTATAAAGCCTTTGTACTTGTATCCTAGTATAACATATCTTGCAACATATTCTAATGTAATAGTACCATTAGTAACTACTACGTCTGCGTGTTCTCCACCGTCGGCAACTACACTAACTGTTTCGCCTTCCAAATGGTGAATCCCGGAAACAGTATCAGCCGCTAGATACCACCCACCAGCAGGAATGTCAACGGTAGAGAAAGTTTCGTCAACTCTTAGTGTAACTTCAGTAGAAGAAGTGTATCCGACAATTTCTCCTGTGCCTGTTTCTTCGCCTGTTAAATACTTTATCTTTATTTCTTTGCCTATATCGCTTGCAGAAAATACCGCTGACCCAGCCGTAGCCGTAATAGCACTACCCGATACAGCAGATAAGGTTAGGGTAGTATCTTGTGTGTGGTCAAGATAAACGGAACAATCTAAGCGATTAAACTTTTTCTGTTCTTCAAATAATAACTTATCATACTTTAATTTGTCCGACGCTTCGCTGTCCTCGTCGGTAAAATAATCCATAGGATTAGGTAGCGTAGGGTCGACTGAAAGATATTCTAAGTATCGTCTAGTCTGACCGTTGATAGTGCGCTCAACAAAAACACCCACTCGGTCTATCCCAGTAGAGCTTGTTTCGGTTACTACACTTAAAGCTTTACCGCCCCCGCCTAAATCAATCTGTGTCCAGCCTGCGACTTCTTGTTGTTCAAGTAATGAACAAGCTAAAAGCGCCCCATCCGCCCGAACAACATAAACTAAATTAGGTCTCCCGCGAGCGTAAGCAATTTGTACGATACCGCCTGTTGTCATTTCCTCCGCTAATAGTGTTTTATCAAAAGAAGTGAAATCATCTTTCTCTACACTATACCCAAAACTTCTTAAATTAAGCCCACCTTGCTCAACATATATTGTTTGGTTTTCCACAAAGATAGGCGCAATAGCCGCGCTACCAATACTAGAAATAGGGGTCGCAAGGATATTAGTTGGTGTTATAGCCGCGCCGTTGGCACCGCCATTTATTCTGTAAACTCCACTCGTAGTACCCGCAATTAAGAAAGTTGGGTTACCACTAAACCAGAGTATTTTATGTGTCTCTAAATTCTGCGCGGATAAGATATATATTACTGCGTTAGTAGCCGCGGTACCTGTCGTAAAATCATTATACTGATTAGCACCCGAAGTAGTGTTGGGAGCTTTAGAAAGCCAAAACGCATCTGGCTCGTCTTTAGTCGAACCCATAGCTATACGTCCACCGTAAAAACCCACCGCGCCGGGGAAATCCCCAATACGGTTAAAGATGCTACTTAGATAGTAAACATTACCCCCCGAAGTATATGTAGTGTACCCAGACGTATCCACATCATTACCCTGCTCGTCCATCAAACTGAAAGAATTAGCGTTTATTTTCTTTACCCAAAAATATTTGCCGTTAAGTTCCGTCATGCCACCAACGCTAGCGAAAGTAACTTTATCGTTAGTTATAAGACCGTGTGACGCTGCGGTAATTACACCAGGGTCTGCTTTAGTCGCAGCGGTAACCGCCTTACCCGCGCGTTTAACTAAAGCTACATCACCTCCGTTTTCATATACCGGAAAACTGCTGGCGTTTATGGTCGCGCCTGCGAGTGTGGTTAAACGGAACATCTTAGGATTGCCGTCCTCTGCTTCTACAAGGCGCCAATCCTTGTCATTAAAATGTGTCATTCCGTTAACATTAGTTATACGAACGATGTCCCCCGTTTTAAACCCATGATTAGTAGTGATTTCAAAACGAGGATTATCCTCGCGGTGTATATCCCATATAAATTTAGTAGACGAATATCTATCGTATGTTGAAAAAGCCCAACTCGTCGGACTTGTATAAGTAAGTTTTCGTGGTTCATAATCCTGGTGACAAATATACATAACATCTTCAGTACCCGCGTATTGTATCTCTTTAGCTATTTCAATAGGGTATGGCGAGTCTATCTCATACACCCTTGCCACGGTTCCGCCAGAAGCATAAGCTGTATAAGCTGAAGTATCAATATCGTTCCCGTCTATATCGGTTAAAGTAAATGTATGAGTGGTTGCGTTGGCTACTAAGAAAAACTGCGCATTAAGTTCAGTCATCCCGACTACGCCCGCAATATACACTTCGTCGTCGTCGTTGAATCCGTGGCTTGTTGAAGTCACTACACCTGGGTCCGCGGCGGTAATACCTGAAATGACTTTAGCGGTTTCTAAAACAACGCCCCCGCCTGTATGAAAACGAATTTTATAATCAGTAAATTCAAGAGAATAAACGGTTTCTAGATTAAAACGGTATGGTAAACCCCAAACATCTTGGTTAAGCCTCGTATGCGCCCCATATTCAAAACCCTGCCTAAAGAAGAGCCCGCCAGTTAAAAGCGGAATATATTGTCTTAATACCTCAAGACCAGTTTTGTAAAAGGGTCGGTCTGTTCGCGCCCAAAGGTTAGGGGCTATTTCACCGGAAGAAAAACTTTGTAGTGTCGCATTAAATTCCATTATTAAAAAAGGTGTACACCATCACTTAAAGATGACGACCGACCTCTCCTTTTAGCACTAGCCAATGGGCTTACATATCTCTGCCTAGGATGATTTTCTTGACCATTTTTAGAACGGGCTTTAACTTCCCATCGGTCTCTATCCTTATCTATTTTCTTTGTACTCTTATTTAACCCGGAAATTTGGTTAGCTAAAACTATGGCTAGTTCGTGTACTAATAACATTGTAAACAAAGGGTCAAACTTTTGTACATTTTCGATATTCCAAATGTACTTGATGTTTAAAGTTGACGCGGCTCCATTGTTGATAAGGATTTTATCGCCTTCAATAGAATAGTCTGTCTCGTAATCCTCGTCTATATCTTCGCCGATAAAAACTAAATTAACGTAATCGTCGGGGAGTTGGTATTCGTCAGCGTATTCTTCTGGCGTACCACTACGGGAAATGCTTGCTCTTTTCTTTGCGAAGTTCCAAGAGAAAGCTCTTAAGACAGCTTGCCTAGTGATGTCATACCACTTTGAACAAACCTCCTCCTCTTCGTTCTCTGGCTCTTCTATGTTCGTTACGACTATATCCGACTTTAATAAACTGAGGGCTAGATTACAAATGTCAACCTTATCTGCGGGTAACCCCATAATCTAGCCCTCCGTTTTTTCTCTTAGTCTATATACTCAATAATCCCAGAAATCGAACCTATGTCTGTTCCTGCTGTGTTACCAGTTATCGCGATGTCAAAAGCCCCATACTTAATGGCTTCTGCCGCTGTCAACCCTGCTATCAAATACGCCTCTTTACCAACATTCGCTGGGTCTGGTACATACTCTTCAGTCAAGGCCGCAATACCGGCGTGCGGGTCAAGACCATCTTTTAAACAATCTTTGTCAATCGCGTCCCCGCCTGTTTCTTTTGGCTTGTAAAAACCAATGTCAATTTCTGTTAAACTAGCTATGGCATCGCAAGCGAAAACCACACTTCGGATTATTGCATAAGGCGAAATACGCCCTACACGCCAAACTGAAGCATCAATATCGTCAGCCGCTTTCTCAAAAGAGAAAGGTATCTGCCGAACTACGCCCCCGTTAACACGAACGCCTCTATCGACATCCGCCTTAACACCCGAGGCATTATGAGTAATGAAATCATTATAAGCAGCCATACTCTTTTCCTCCTTAAGGGGTTAATCTAATTCTCTGTAAACGGACACCTGCCGACCGGACAGCGCCTAATTCTTTGATAACGTTAATGATTGTTGTCTCTATTTTTGTTGGGTGGTCTTTTACTTCGACTACTCGGTCTAAAGAAATACCAAGAACAACGCCACGTGATGCAAGAGCAAAAGATATTCTTTCTCCGCCTACTGTCTCTAGTATCGGGTCAGTAATATTTGAGCCCGCGCCAAACGCAACAAAATCCATACCCAAACCTTGTTTGATTATCCCTTTATCAATCACATACTTAGAAGAATAATCTGAGCTTGTTAACTCTACCTCGCTCATTAAATCTGTATGCTCGTCGCCAGAGATACCTATTGCTATAGGGATTTCTCCTTGATTGCCAACTTCTGCATCGATAAATTGAGCACGAATTGCTAACAATATCTCATACGTGAAACCAGAAGTACCATCAACTGATACCACACCATCTGATGTATAGCTTACTTCGGTTGCAAAATTTCGGCCAGTGTAAACTGTTGCGAACATTGCGTCATAAATTATACGGTCTGTTTCTCTCTCTAAAGCAGCTATACAAAGCATAGCTAATTCGCTTGTTGGGTTTGTTAACATACCTCGAACATTTTTATTGTCCACTAAAAGTGTAACAACAATTCTGTCACGAGATAATTTTCTACGTGTGAAAGATGCTGCAACTGGTTGAATATCCGGGTTAGTGCCGTTTGCGTGATACGCTGCCACTTCAGTATGGCCATCATAGGCAAAATCATCCCCAGAGATAGTTATCCGATTAACATAAGGCATAAGCCTTGTTGTCATCTGTTGCTCGCGGACGTCCATAGCAGAACTAAATTCTGTAATTTGAACTGTGTCCCAAGACATATTTATCTCCTAGATTATCTAGTAATATTTCTCAACCTAAACGGTACCCGGCTCTCCCCACCGGACGGCTAGATTTGAGCGATGTCAGTTATCTTTCTCTCGGTACCCGGTAAACCGGACGAGATTCCAATGTCACCGACAATTTAAATTAACATATCCTTTTTCATTTGTCAATAAAAATTAAAGTATTTTTCTCATCCGCGCACGGATGTCTTCCATTTTAATATTTAACTCTTTATTTTTTACTCTGTCTTTGTAAGGGTCTAAATATGCCGGGTCCTTTTGTATCTCTTGCATTTCTTTAACAAGAGACTCTTTAGTATCTTGAGCCGTACCAGAACCTCCGCTACCACCAGAACGATACGGGTCTTCACCGGTATATTTTCTAACTACGCCATCGGTAATACCAAGTACAAGTGCTAAAGTTTTAGAGTCCAATTCGTTAACTAAAGGGCGCATAGCTTCTGGGATAGTCGTAGCCAAAAACTTCTTGCCGTTCTCTAAAACTAAATCTTTCTTGTCCCCGAACAACTGTGTCGTAGTGTCCTCCAATACTTTATCTTGCCTCGCCTTTTCTTCCTTCTCCGATGTCAAAAGTACCTGAGTTAAACCTTCCATCAAAATCTTTGCTTGATACGGGCTAGCGTGTGCTTTATGTAATAAGTTGGTAAATATCGGACTGCCTACGGTATTCTTAACATATTCCGCATCTACCCCTTCTATCGTAGGTAGAACATAATCTGTTGGCTTTTCCGGTCGCATTTTACTTAAAAACGCTTCCCACTGTTCTGGAGTAGCGTCTGCACCCGGCATTGTTCTCTGGCCTAAAAGCGTCTGCGCTCCGTCGAGTTTTTTAACTAAACCGGTGAAATTCTTAACATCTTTAAGATACGGCTTACTACGAATCTCTTCAGGAAGAATACCAATAAAGGCATCCCCTTCAAGTTTATTCAAACTATCAACATTAAAAGTCTCCGGCGCCTTTACTTCGGGCGTTGCACCTTCTACCGGTGTTACTGCATTAACTTCTTCAGGCATATCATACCTCCCTTTTTAATACCAGATTTTCTGTATCTGGAGACATTATTCTTAATAAGTCCAAACATAGTGAAAGTCTGCCACAATTATATTCTGTGGACTTAACATCTAACGTACCTGTCTGCCTATTAAACACTACAGGATTTAACTTTACCCCGCCTATTTGCATTATGTGCTTTAATACAATAAGCAAATTAGGGTCTGTCGGTGCGCTGTTAATTGCTACTTGTAAAGCAATAAGTGCCTTTGCTCTGGCGTCTTCTTTCTCATCTCTTAATTTTTTAATTGCTTCTGGTTCTTGTGCCATTATACCCCTTACCTCCTGAATTATAAAACCCAATACCTACTCTTTCGAAATACCCCCTAAATGAACTAAACGATGGCAGTTTGGGCAAAGAATAATCACGTTCCCTTTAACATATTTGCCACCATCTCTGCCCCAGACTATCCGATATCGGTCACAAGGACCTTCCCACCCACAGAGAACACATTTACAAGCGGGGAAGTCTTCCTTCCGTCTTTGGTCGGAACTTTTTAGCCCGTATTTGATACTATGATGTGTGTTACATACTTTTCTGAAGAGACCGTTTTTAGCTAAAGCCGCTAGATTAGAACACCCCGAAACTATACACTGCGGGCGTTTTAAAACCCGAGGCTTGTGCCCTTTCCGATGAGAATGTTTCGCGCAAAATTTACGTAAGTGTTGGTCGTCCCCCAATAAAACTAAATTTCTGCATCCCGGAACCTGACACTTAGGTCTTTTGAGGTCCGGGATATCCCCCCGTAAACCCTTATGTCTATAATTATAATGGGCAGAACAAAATTTTCGAGGTCTCCCTCGCTTATCCGGAACCGTTAAATTTTCACAGCCCGCGACTAAACATTTTGGCATTTCACACCATCATCCCCGGGGAAATGTTTTGACCTCCACCATTTAACGACCCATTCATACCGCCTCTCATAGCTTCAGCCTGGGCGTTTTGTTGATTTGCTGATGCTGCGGTTTTACTTATTTCAGCCCCTTCTTTGGCCATCATTAGTTGTGCTTGTTGTGCTTGCTGTTGCTGGTATGCGTCCCATGCCGTCGCAAACTCGTCGTCGGACAATAACGCGTCTTCTGGACCGCCGCCAAGCTCTCGAGCGAGTTCCATACCCTTGGTCTTGTTCAGACGTACTATTAATTCGGGCGCTATGGCCCCAAATGCGCCCGCAAACTGCCAAAGCGACATTAGCCCCCTATTTTCTTCGGAACGCAAAATTCGGGCCGCTGGTGAGATAAATTCGATATTGTAGATTTCGATGCCGCTATTCTTAAGTTTAACTAACTCGTCGGGTATCAACAAAGGAATACGCCCCGCCGCAAGAACTTGTAAATGTTCATTAGACCCTGGTACCACCCCCAGCACATTTTGAGAGTCTAAGACAACAATAGACCGTCTAGCTAGAGGCCGTAAGTTTTCATTTATATCTCTGCTAAACACCGACCCTATTAAATCAGAACGTAACTCGTTACGTATTTGGGCCTCCCCTAACGTCATTCGAGAGGTGTTATTTAAGTCAGTAAGCTTATCCGCAAGGAAATGCCCATTTATTTCTTCGATAAGAACTTCCATTAGCTTCATCGCGGGGTTCATGTCGCCTACTGAACTAATGGGGCCTATGGGCGACATCCCCGTAATACGCGAAGATGTAACGTCAACAGGTACGATAGAATTAGGCGAACGGTCAATCATGCCATTCCCGAAAGCACCATCGTCTAAAACATACCACGGTGGAAGTATTGCTAATTCCGTGCCCTTGGATATCATTTCAACCAAAGCATTAAGCTCAATCGTAGGACTTAACGCACTAAAAGCCGCTGACCGCCCGTAAGGCTCGCCTTCGTTTTTATAAAATCGGCTTACAATAATCGGGTTGCTGTAGTATCCATGCTCGCGTAGAATAAGCTTGTCGTCTATTAAAATATGCAAAGATTCGTAATTATAGCCCCGCCAACCGGCGCCTTTCTTCATTTTCCGAGGACGAATAACCCATAAAACCTCATATTTTGTGTCATAATCGTAGTTATTAAGCCTATCTATAACACGTTGGGGTAAATTCTCTGCGCCAAACTCCTCTTCAAGCTGAAAAGCGTTTAGTTTTTCAACATAAAACTCTTTTACCACCCTACCTCTTGCGTCTTCAACAAGATATAAGTTTTTTAAACTAAGAGCTCGGTACTCAATTTTATGTTTGCTCCCCCACGGGGCAGAAAAACAACCTATCGCACCAACACCGAAGGCGCATTTTTCTCTTAGTGCCTCGACACGTGCAGTTCCAAAAGCCGACTCTTCGTGTTCTATGTTTTCAACTACCCGATTGTTTATCTCTTTGTAAAATTCTTTGATTTCTGTGCTATTGCCAGCCTGCCGAGGTGCTGTGACTTTAAAAGTCCGGCCTTCATTTTTCCATAAAGCCCCGTCTATCGACGAAACCATATTCTGCAAAGCTAAACCCGCGTGGTTATCCCAAACATCTTGAGCTGTGTAAAAGTCTCCCGGTGTGACTGTGCTTAAAAACCCCTGTTTCCGTTGAAACATATACTTTGCAATCTCTTCGTATATCTGATTATACGGGGCCTTGATTGCCTTTAGGGCTGTTAATTCTTTAATGGCTAGTTCTGCTCTCGTAGTCATATTTAAAACACCTTAGTTCTACCGGTTGGCGCCTCAAACAAACCCTGCGAACCAGAAGAAAAAATATTCGTACGAGCTAACTTTCTCTTTAATGCTTGGTCTTCGTGACTCCCTACTTCAAGACGTGTATCTTTTTCTACCGGTATGGGTGCTTCCATGGCACCAGGTTGGGTAACTGCGTTAATCCCCGCCGCAACACCACTCGAAACTAATCCTTTTGCCCCCGCTGTTGCGAGTGTTTTAAATAACGACGCTTTTGCCGCTGCGGTCGCGGCGCCTGTCGCTACCGTTCCCGCTGTGGCTCCGCCTGCCGCGACCGTGGGTGCTGCTAAAGTCGAAGCCCCCGCAATACCACTCGCTACACCACCGCCTACACCTGCCGCGGTACCCGCCGCCGCAGTACCCGCCGCTACTGTTCCGGCTGTCGCTCCTGCTGCTGGCGCCGCCGTTGTTGATGCCCCAAATAAAAATGGTATTATACCTGAAAATGGTCCCATACTTAGTTCCTCCTTGTTCCAACCCTCTGCATTGACTGCAAAGATGAGCGAAACACCGGTTTAATTGTAGCACTTGCCCGACTCTCGCGTGAGTTCGGGTCCAAGGGCTGTCGTCGTACCGGATACGCAAAGGTTAATACTACGGAGTCAAGCCTATCGGGCGACCGCTTTAGGTCTTTTTTGATTTCGTCTTTACTGACGAGGTAAGCCACATTATTGCTTGTCTCTTTCTCAAACGGGATAGCCCCAATTTCCGAAATAAGTTTCTGGTCGTCTGGTATTGAAACCCCCGACTCTGCCAACCAATCGCGAAAACTAAAGTACATTTCCACCCGTTTATTTCTATGTCTAGTTCTGTCAATGGCGTGCTCCCCAAAATGAACGCCCTTAACCATACGTTTACTATACCCTAACTCATGTAGTCTGTCAAGCGCACCGTGCTCATTTGTCGTATCTATTACTACAAGACTTGGTTTTTCTCTGTTTATTATATTAGCCAACCGTCCGGCTAGGCGCATATCTCTTTGATTACCATCGTCAGCCGGAACTGCCTCTAGCGGATACACCACACTACCCTGCCTACGGCAAATTATTGTATCGTCCCCTGTGCGTCCTTGGTCTACCCCGATTACTAGTGGGGCGTAATTATCAACCTTTGGTGTTTGTTTTCTTGCTTGGTGCACCTGGGATAAGTCAAAAAACCTACCTTCAGCCTGGATAAAAGCTTCCTCGCAATTATGAACAACGACACCATTTGCTATAAAAGTATGGCTTTTTGTTGTGATGTCCCATACCTGTTTCATACCGATAGGCGTAATACCGATTACCTCGTCGGAATACTCCAAGGCTATCTCATTATGATTAACTTTTTGGTTAACTCTAATTTGATTTAGTCTGTCTGTTTTCTTTTTAGATATAAAATTCAGCTCTTTTTTAAACCGCATCACTTCTTGCTTTCTCAGAATTATTTCGTAGCCAATGTACTCTTTGCCATTACCTGCTTTTTTTATAGCCGTATTCAGTCTACAGGTAACCCCGAAAGACAACAACAATATCTGAACATCTTTAGCAAAACCTTTATACTTAGTGAAAAAAATTATCCTGTTCCCACTTCGGTCGCAAAAGCCATCGGATTCAAATAATCCTTTAATAAACTCAATTACTACAGGCCTCGGGGATGTTTTAATATACTCCGGCACACATATCTTTCTTATAAACCCCCCACAACTATTTCGTCTCATTAACCCAAGCTCAAAAAAAGGCCGGATAAACTCCTTAGAAGATGTTCTAACATCCATACAGCCCTTCTTGTCGCCCACGATTCTTAAATGCGGATCGCCAAAATATTTTTTAACGAGATAAGAAACGTCTTCCACAACATCCATACATTGAATATCACAAGCAATACTGATAGTCCCCTTATTCCCGTCAATAGAGCCGTCCCCCATAAAGTACCCTAAAAACCTACCAAAATCTTTGTCTATCTTTATAGACGATTTTAAGAAAGGCTTAGTTTGGTATTCTATGGTTTGGTACTCTTTCCCTAGTTCGGGTACCCCGAGCTTCACTTTTTTGTGCAAAAGCTTTTTAACTTGTTCAAACCCCCCGTCTTCTAACATTACTTTATGGTCATCCGTTGCCTGAAACGAGTAGCCTAACTTTGTTTCAACCTCAAAAACATTCTTTATCCCCTGGTCGTATTTAGCTATAATCTTTTCTCCATCGGGGGCTACGTCTTCAATTTTTTCAATGCCCCTAATCGAATCAATGTACGTTTCCCCGACCACACAAGTTGTTGGAAATTCCTGGCAAAACTTCCATTCCTGCCCACCAAAAGAAGCGAGCTTCCTCCGTCGCCAGGCGAGATTGTTAAGTGTCAAACCATCGTCTTTGAATGTTTCATAATACTTCCGTTCCTGCTCGTCAAGAGCAGACTCTTCTAACGGGACCGCATCGGAATAACCATCATCCCAGTACCACGGCACAAATATTAACTGAAATCCATTCTTCTCTGCTATCGCACCCTGGACGAGGTCATAAAAGAACCCACTCGGGCCGTTAGCCGTTGACTCGAATATCATTTCAGTACCCGGCACATCGGCAACCGTTTGCATCAACCCGGTCGATAATTGGTCGGCTTTCTCATAAAAAGCTGTCTCGCTAGAATGGAAAAGGTGTACTGTCAAACCTCTACCAACCTCAGCACTACCGGCCGTTCCAACGGAATAGCCCGAACCGTTATCCATTACCATAGCTCTTTCAGTATTCTTCGTCAGTCCTAGCTGAAGACACGGAAGTAAATTGTCCCGGAATCGCTGTGTCATACCGAAAATCTTTATGGTAGACTCAGCTTGGTGTGCGAGAACGAAAGCAGAAAGGTTAGGCAGAAAGCTAGTCCTGTGGAAAAATCTGGCTTGGATATATGTTGTACTTCCAAGCTGTCGGCCTTTTAATATAACCGCTCGGACCATACCCGTATCGCGTTTTTGTTTTTCAAGCCTTTCGTGAATTACTCGTTGAGCTCTATTCAAAGTCAAAGGTACTAAGTTACCGCCTTTATCGACTATTCTCAAACATTTGTCAGAATAAAAAGGCAGACTACGTGCTAAGTGTTTTAGCACTTGCTGTTGTTCGGCACTTAGTTCTTGTATAGCTCCCAAACTATTCTCCTAAAGGGTCGACCCCCTGTTCAATATCTTTGTGCAAACCGGAAAGAAAATCGCCCAATGTACCACTAACTTGTAAAGTAGCCACCTGCTGAATTGGTTTTCCAAGTATCCGATTAAGTATCTTTTCTAACGCAACCAAGTCGCCGTCTGCTGCTCGCTCCCCGGCGGAGAGTATTGCAGCGTCTAACAGTGTCATACCGTGTTTACGTACATCTTCCCCTTTGTAAGTTGTGCACACAAGTTCTTTAATACGTTCAACGACATCTTGAGCACTCAGTTTAGCATCGGGATTTATTGGAACTATATTACCACCCGAAATAGCTACAGCCGAGTCTTTTGGGTAGAAAATTGTATTCTCATCTACCTCGTCAAAAACTGGGTCGTGTTGTTCTACCATCAGTCACTAAAGGCTTCGTCGTCGGCAATCCCTTGTCGCCCCGTCGAAGTACTTGGTTTTACTACCGGCGCGGAGGCTTTTTGTTTTGTCTCTTTCACCGGAGGTAGTGTCTCAGTCAGCTCATTCATTTCCATAAACGCTCTTTCCTCTTGTCTTCGTATATCTTTCTTAGGCTTTCTCTTCAAAAAAGCATCTGCGTCTGTTTGATATTCTAAGATATCAGTACGCAATTCGTCTATCTCAAGATATTCGTCTGGGTCAATAGGCATCTTTTTCTGGTTAATTAGTTCTTGTAATTGTGTTTTAGAACGAAGCGTCAAAGGTAAATCTAACTCTTCGCCAGTTAATGATACTATCTCATCAATCGTTACAAAGCGTATTCTAGCAAAATCCATAAACTTTTTACGCAACAACACCGGAAGCAAACGTTTCTTCAACACACCGCGTACGTTAAGATAAACTCTTTCTTCGTACTTTGGTTTTGAGTCATCATCTAAGCCGACATAGCGTTTTGTGGATTCTTGGAAAAAAGAGAGTGAGGGAGCTTTAACGTCTATTATGTAATGTTTAATACCCTTTTGACGCTCGTCACGATAATAATACTGACCGTGACATTTGATTAGGACGCCTTGCCCTGTTCGGGCCTTCGGTTCTACAGCATTACTTTGTCCTTTAGCCATATACATTCCTCCTTGTTGTTTGTTACGGACTTTTACTTTTTGTAGCTATATGTACTACAATGTCTTGTCCTTATTTGTATTAAACATTATTTTTTTATGAAAGTCAAGGGAATTTTGAAAATTTTTTGGGGTGTTGTGGGATTCAGAGGATTTTTGAGATTCAGAGGATTTTTAGGATTGTGGGGATTTTTGGGATTGTGAATGTCTGGATTGACTTAGAGGATTTTTGGAGTGGTGTGTTTCGGAGGGGGTAGTTTGTCCTCCCAGGACCGCCACCCCTTTGGGATGCGTGCCGCCAAACGAAACATAGGGGGGTAGGGTTGAAAATTATTTCAATGTCTGGGGTGACTTGGCTTGACTGGGTTGGCTTATCTGTTGAGGCGTAACAGGACCTAGAAAAGTACTATGAGTACTAACATTTATGAGGAATGATGTCTTTATATGCCTATGATGGAACTGGGGCTGCTTTCGTACTAAAAGTACTATGAGTATGGAAGTGTTTGGGAAAGTTTGAAGAAAGGTACCGTTTAACACTTAATTTTTCCCTATAGTTTTAGTATTTTAC